CGGATTCCCCAACTTGAAGTATTGTTGTTACCGTGCTATTAATCCCAATAAGTCCCGCCAGGCAGATTTAGCACTGGCGGAACTGATGGGAGCGGTTCTACTGAAAGGAGTTACAAAAAGTGACTTGGATAATGGGCTTACCAGCCCATCGCGCATGATTGTAATGTTTGTGTCAGGGTATATCAATCAAATAACCCCAACCGCCAATTACATATCAGGATATGCAGTAAGATACACATCTCTTAACACAGAAATGCAGGTTGTTGTCGATTATGCAGGTAAATTATATTCGAGAACAAAGAACTTATCGGATGGCTCATGGACAGTGTCTACAGCTAGTTATAACTTATATGCATATATTATTAGCTCTTCGTTTACTCTATCTATTGTTAAAGGACAAGATGGCAACGGGCTTATTAAAATCAATAGGGCCTAATATTATAATCGAGTCCATTTAAACTATGATTAAAATTCTCTCCACTCTCCCCATGAATTACCACCATTAGAAGACATACGGGTAAACCGTTTATTGTCATATATGGACATTGCTATTTGCGTGTGATATTCACCTTGACTGAAATATAATAAATTCCCATAAGTGAATAAATCGAAGTTAATAGTTCCTAGAGATATATTAATCATATATACCCTATTATTCAAACAATTATCCGGATTTATGACAATACCACCATCCCTGAACCAAGTATTGTTAATCCCAATAAGTCCCGCCAGTGCTAAATCTGCCTGGCGGGACTTATTGGGATTAATAGCACGGTAACAACAATACTTCAAGTTGGGGAATCCGTTGAAATAGGAGAAACTAACACGGCAAGTATATATTTACTTTCAATTCGTGCTAGTGCTAGTAATACGGAGTATCTAGCTACGTACATATTAGCATGGGCATCCGTATATGCTGCTGGTATAACTAAAATATCTGAATATAGCTACACAAGTAATGTTACGCTAGAGGTATCCAGAACCGGTACTGACAAATATAAAATTACATATAAGACTGGGAATGTATCTTCTGTCGAGCTGAAGTATTCTCTTCGGAAATTAATATTATAGTTGTTTCCATGATGTCCAACTATTATAATGCATTCTTATATATGCTAATCCATTATCTCCACCTGCACATAATTGCATACGAATCCATCCGTCACAAGAAAATGCAACTAATATGCCATAATTCACGGGCATATTGTCCTGTTGTGAGTCAAATTTATAAACTCCGTTATTTACGGTATTGGCATCACCTTCCAAATTTAATCCAATAGCACTCAGGAAACCTGATTTTGACATTAATCCATCATTTTTTAAAGTAGCCGTTCCAATAAGTTCCGCCAGAACTGACGCAACCTGCTCTTTTGTCATTACTCCGACGGCATTTCCGGCGGCATTCACGGCCACAAAACTGGAGATGTCTTCCAAAGCTGGGAGAGCCAGTGTAGACTTCTTCAAAAGTTCCGTTTTCGACACCTTATGCGGCACGCCGTTTGTATCGTACACCTGTACCGTTTCACCATCTTCTTCCGTTGTCTGATTCTTCATACTTTCTGTATGTTTCAATAGATTGTCAGTTTCTTCACCTGTAAAGCTTAATACAAAATCTTCTTCTGCTGCCATAATTGTTTTTAATTTATAGTTATTAATGATATTACCAACATTGTATATTATAATTATCTCATTGCATCATTAAGCCCAGCAAGAAACCATGGAAGAAGCGACGCTGCATGATGTCTTACCCTGTTAACTTCATCATCTGAAAATTCGGTATCGTCATCGCTGGAAAAAATTTTCTCAGCCAATTTTAAATCAGCAATACCAACTCCTGTCACATTGAAAATGTTATCTGCAAACATTTCTCTGACATCAATCTCCACGAAATCGGATTTATCTATCTTCGTGTACTTCTTAAATTTCTTAAAATCTATTTTCATGATTAATCGACTAAAATTCCATTTTCAAAAACCAGTTTATACGTTGAAGGTATCGAACCATTCTGTATAGTCCATGATATTGTTCTCGTTGCTCCTTTTTTGTATGTATATGATCCATCGGCTTGCAATGACCATCCGGTACCGAACTCATTAGACAATATCGTATTGGTATAAAGATTTCCGTTTACATGTACTCCTCCGTCAAAATATCCGGCATAAGTATTAGAACTATGTGGCTTGCTAGTACCGTTCCTTGAAGCATAGATGCATGCTCCACCGTCATTGCTTCCAATTACTTTAACCCCAAATTTCCCGTCAGTCGCACCATTGAAATTTATGTCAATCATACCACTGTTATCATCCGTAGGAACACCAATCCGTATACTCCTGCTATCATTGCCGAAAAAATCCCTTCCCTTCCAATTCAAGGAACCGTTGTCTATAGTGAAACCTCCAATCTTAGCACCATCGGCAGATATTGTTCCGGAAAAAGTACCTTTAGCGGCTTTCAGTTCACCCGAAAATGTACCGTCCGCACCATCCAGATGTTTCACTTTTAACGAGTTTACATCTATGCACTCTGTAAGAAGAAGTGGTTTCCCATTTTTAACCGTAAACACGGCTATTCCTTTCCCTTCAGAACTTTTAATTTTAAACTTATCTGAAGAAATAACAATCTCATTTTTTTCGATGTCAATACCCGTAGCACCAAGTTTAATTGAGATATTTTTCTCTGCTACATCTACAACGCTTTCACCATTTGACAACAATATTCTTGCTGCACGTACCTCTATTTCTCCAGAAGCAAGTCTGATATAATTTGTCTTGTCCCTATTACCGATATATGTCTTTCCATAAACATTAAAGTATCCTTCTTTAGTTAGACGATCATATCCGATTGAAACTATATCTTTCCCTGAGAGGGAGTAAGAACTTATCCCCTGATAGAAGGTAAGAGAAGGCGCACCGTCTCCGTATGCAGACAACACGATTGCAGCCTGATAGTCCGGGTCGGCTATGTCTCCAAGTTGTACCATCACGTCACCCACTTTGGGTATATCGCTTCCTTCGTCACAATGATTCACGGATACATCTATCCAGTTATCACCAACATTTTCCACCAGACGCCACCAATAGTGATTGGATACGCCGTCATACGCGCCTTCCTTAATATTAAAGGACTGTGAGCGTACTAAATTCCCTGGCTTAAAACGATTTTCTATGGCTTTCTCACCATCATCTGCAAGGAAGTAACAGCGATAAACAGAACCATAAGTTCCAGGAGATGAGTAACCTCTTTTCCCGTCTGAGAACTTGACTCCTTTACCATCCTTGAAACGAATTCCTTTTTTTTCTATAAACTCGACCTTAGTAATCGTTGCTCTGGCCCCGCTGGCGTTGAACATGAAGGAAGCTCCGGCCAGCTCGGTCTCCATTATTGAAAGTAACTGGAAGATAGCTTTCTTGCGCACGTACAGTTTGTCAATCCATCCGACAGACTCGCCGCCCTTTTCTGAAGAGAATGACATACCAGCACCCATCATACCGGTCACGAAGTCAATTGATTCCAGGAAAGGAGATATGATACCGCCAAGAAGCTTAATGAGATAGTTTGTCTGGTCTTCCTTGTCCTTTCTCAATAATGTTGCAAGTGACCGTTTTGCCGAAAATACGTTACTGTCCGATGGGGCAGTAGAATCATTGGTCTTAATCACATATATGCTACTACCTCCGCCTCCAACATAAGTATGCCCTTTATACGTAATCGACTCCAGTTTCTCTTCCACATCATTAAGGCGAGAGTAGGGCATACTTTCCCCAATAGTATATACCGGAGAATCCCATGGAATGTCAAGGTTAAACTCCCATCCGAGAACACGGCTTTCACGGCCATTCTCAAAAAAGGCTTTATTGACCAGGTTTATCTTTTGCCCGAACTCGAAAAAGCGTTTCAGCTTGTCTTCATTAACCCATTCTGACCGGAGGGTAGTGTAGTATGTACCATCGTCCTTTTTTCGCTGGTCTGCTATCTTCTGTGCCTTCTCTTTCAGTTCCTGCTCCGCGTCCGGAATCATTTGTACAGAAACAAACTTTGGATCAAAACCGGAAAGGATATACTTGTCATCATTTTCAGGATATATGGTATCATCCGGCAATGGACGTCCGTAGTCTTCGCTGCGGACAATTTCCCAAAGCTGGCTTCCGTTGTTGTCCGGGTCAAAAATAACACCGAACTCCAATCCATTCATTTTGCCGGACTGAAAGATAATTGTCAGCTCTTGTCCCGGAAGTATGTAGTCCTTGGAGAAATTCAGGCCAGTATCACGATAGCGATAGTAAGTCACGGTTTCCTGACCTCCGTCTTCATTTGTAACGGTTTCCGTCCTCGTAGATACACTTGACATCGTACTTTCAAGTCGGGGATATACCTCGTCAAATACCACGATGTCTTCAATTGCTTCTTCCTGGCTCATGTCAGGATACACATCTATGTATGGCGTACCAGCGGGAAGCATAAGTCGTCTTTGCACAACTCCGTTTACTACCGTCTGCTCTTCAATGGAACGGTAGTTCTCAGGTATGTTTCTTGTAGATCCGAATGCATAAATGCGGGTGGCATAAGTGCCTTTGCTCTCACTGCGAGTCATGGCAGACGCTTCAACCCCTAACTCGATTTTCACGGCATCACCGAATTCGTTTCGCCCAAAATGAATTACGTTGTCCGTTATCCAGCAATCACAGTTCCACTTATCCTCACCCGCCATTGAGAATAAGGCATCCAGCAGGTTCATATTGTCATACGTCATTGCAACTGCCTTATTCTCTACTGTTGAATCTATTTCAAATACGAATTCTTTTCCCTTATAGGTATATCCCAAAGCTTTCAGGTTACGTAAGAACACACCAAGCTGTACATCAAGGGCTGCGGTGAGAGACCATGACGCTTCATATCCAGCATGTTCAGGAGTGTATTTGAAAATTTTGTTTTTCCACTTCCAGTAGTAAGCATCCAGTTTCAGCTCATAATCATATCCAGCGGTAGAAGCATTGAAAGAAGGTTTCTGCAAGTCAGTTACCTCATATACTTTTGAAAGTAATCCGCCCAGAGAATCATCCAGAACCCCAGAAAGGTCTACATAGTCACCAAGTTTAAAATATATAGGTTCAGGCACGGAAAAGGGGAGAACGATGTAGTCCTCTTTCATCAGTGTAAACTTTCCCTTCGCCCCTTTGTTGATAGGGGTAGAGAACCTTGTTTTTCCGGATATGTCCTTAATTTCAATCATATCCCCAAAGTTCATAAATAACAAATGGAAGCCCTAAAAATCCGGACTTCCATTTGAAACAATAAAGGAAATGTTTGTTATTCGCTTCTGTCCATGGGATTCGGTTCGCAAAACTTACTTGAAACCTTACCGAAACACCTGTCAATACTTAACCCGTAAGAGATGCTTTTCCCCAGGTAAACCAGCTTGAAGACTTCGCTCCCAAGAGCGGGGATTTTGATGTTTACGGCTCCCTTCTCCAGTTCTGACTGAAAGGCTTTCTTCTTTGTCCGATAGTCACCTTCTGAGTCTCCTTCTATGGTGAACTGGAGAGTGATTTCACGCGATGCTACTTTTGCATTGTCGGTTATTATTCGCTTCCCGTGCTCCAGACGGCTCTCATCTTCGATGTAGTCTTTCATCTGGTTGAATCCGTCGATAGCATCGAGAAAACTGTCACCCATGCGGACACCCCATGTGCTCCAGGCATCCTTCCCGTTAATAAATAAATCTCCTGTCATAGTCTTGCTGTATTACGTTTCACTTCGGCAATGTCGGCCTGCATCTGTTTGATAGGTTTGACAATTTCGCCTGTGTTCTCTCTGATTTGCTGTAACTCCAAATAGGAATTGGCCAGGATAGTACGTGTCTCGTCGGCAATGTTGTACAGACCGGTCACTTGTGATGTCAGGGAGCCGATGGAACCTCGCAGTTCGGTAATAGCTACCGTTTGCTGCTGTTCTGCCGTCTCAATACGAAGATTGGACTCATACACGGCTGTAAACCGCCCACTCAGTTCCCCGGCATCCTCGTGCGTCATTTCTGTACCGAATCCGCGGCTGGAGGCCGACTGCTTGGAACTGCTGCCAGCCTTGTCGTATCCGGTAGCTGCGGCAAGTTCATCCCGTAGTTTCAATGCTTCATTCACGTACCCCATATATTCGTTTTGGAGTGAATTACGTTCACTCTCACTCAGGTTTCCGTCCTTCATACTTTCACCGAATCTGTTCCACCAGTCTTCCAGCTTCTGGCTGTACATGTTACCGATTTTATCTGAAAGCATGGCACGCATAAAGTATTCTGATAGGTTATCCGCAAAATCTTCCGCCGATGCATCCATATCCATAAGGGTATCGATGAAACTATCATACATGGAATCAAAACTTATTCCGGTAAGCTGTTCGAAAAGTCCCTCTTTCAGTCCTTCGAGGTTTCCGGCCAGATCTGCATATTCATCTAGTGCATCAACGACAGCATTTCCATAGCCTCCTTTTCCTGAATCGGCCATTTTCTGCCACAAGTCTACATTCTGACGTAATAAGTCCATCTGCTCCGGCGACATCTGCCACAAGGAATCTGTACCTGTGAATTCTGCCATGACATTTTCTCGAATCCATTGTATGTCACTTTCCGACCAGCCCATGTAATAGGCCCAGCTATGATGCTTACTGTGATAGCCAGCATTTGCCTGCGCTTTTGCAAGGACATTCTTGTTGTATTCCTCCTGATACTTGATGGCTTTATTGTACTCTGCTACGGATTTCTCGCTTCCCTTGCTGGACTTCATTTCTTCCGTAAGGGATTCGATGGCAGACTGCAACTTTTCGTTTCTGTCCGTGAGTCTGTTGATGGTATCCTGCACCTCTTTTTCGTTTCCTCCAATACCGAAAAGTTTGCTGAATCCGCCGAAAGTCAAAGTATCCCATATTCCACCTACAGACTTAAAGACACTACTGAATATGTTACCTACGAAACCATCCAGCCCCTGTGTCCCGATAGCATCTAAAAGAGAAAATGCAGCTCCAATTATACCTCCAAGTTTCTCGCTCTCTTCTGCAAATATGTCTACTATATTTCCGGCCAAATCACCGACCTGAGAGAGTGAAATTTCAGAATTTGAACCAAGCTGGGTAATGACGTTCGACAATGTGACAAGGTTGCTTGTCGTTTTATCTGTCGACTTTTGTACATTGACCTGAGCGTTCTGCTGTCTTTTTTGGGCATCATTCAGTTTCTTCGTGGCCGCTTCCTTCTGCTCATCTGTTCCGCTTCTCATGGCTTCGTTGTATTCCTCCTGAGCTTGTGACAGTTCTTCCTGTGCCTTGGCTAATTCGCTTAACTGTTTGGGTAGGTCGGCCAGCAATCCTCCTTTGTCGATAAGGGTTGACTGGATGTTGCTTAAAGCCTCGTCAATGACCTTCTTCTGGTCAACAGCCATATTCTTGTATTCTTCGGAGTTCTTGAAGTCCCTAAGCTGCTGCTTTACCTTGTTCAGGGACTTTTTGGATACCTTGTCCAAGTCACCGAAGATAAGTTCCCAGTTGATTCCCTGTTTCAGCTTCTCAAGATCAAGGGAGGAGAGTGCCTTATCCATTTCTTTCTGGAGTATGTCCTTGTCTCCCTGGGTAGTGGCTTCCGAGATTTTACGGGTGTACTCGGCTATGATTGCATCACGTTTCTGCATGAACGTACCGTAGCTTTTCAGGTAACGTTCGTTGGCCTCGATTGCAGCTTGATTTTCAGTTTCTGTAATTTCGGCCAGACCTTTTTCACGCGACGTCATGGCATTAGACGCACGACTTCCTAATACTTCCCGCTGTTCAGACGTAAGCTTTCCTCCTTGCGCATCTTCCCATTTTTTGCGCTGTTTCCTAATTTCATCGATTTCTCGCTGGTAATCCAGCTCAATCTGTCTGCGCTTCTTTTCAGAACCTTCTTCCATCAGGTTGATTTCTTCCTGCTGATTTGTTCTGCGAAGCTGAAGGAGTTCTTCTGCAACCTGTTGCTGCTCTTTCTTTTGTCGCTCGGCATCTTTCTTCGCATTATTCTCTTGTTTGGCCAGAGTGTCTCCTGTTACACCACCGAGCGATTTATATGATTTTTCTGCTGCTTCCAACTCTTCTACAGCTTTCTTATAAGCAGATTCAGTGCCTTTTTTAGCATCCTCTACGGCCTTTAATTTTGCTTCGTAAACAGCTTTTGCTTCTTTATATGCTTGCTGATACGTCTTTTCCGATGCTTCTCTTTGCGATTCCAGGCCAGATATGGTGCCGTCAATCCCTTTTAACGCTGCTTGCGCATTATTGAACCGTATTTGAACGTCAATAGGAATTGTTGCAAAAGGAAAATTCTTAATTTTTTCTTGCTCTTCCTGCAATATTTGTCTTGCTATATTGTATTCGCGTATAATCTGCTCACGATTACTTCTTGCTTCCATCAGCTTGACTTCAACAGGTTTCGAGTTTTCCTCTGTTTCCTTTTTCAGTCGATTATATTCGCTCAAGGCTGATTTCCACTTGTTAAGATTTGCTTTTGCTGATTCTATTTGTGAAGCGATTAATGGGGCACCTTGTCCCGCATTTTTTAAAGAAGCATTTAATGATTTTATTTTCTCCTCCCATTGTTGAATATTCTTTAGTATGTTTTCATAACTGTTCTTGTCTCGTTCCTTATTCAGTTCTTTATTTGCTTCTGCAAGATTGAGTACAGCCAGTTGTTCACGGGTATAAGCAGAAGAAAGTGCAGGAGAATACCTTTGTAGTTCCTCATAGGCCTTTATCTTTGAAAACTCGGTTTCTGTCTCATCTTGGATAACGCGTATCAGCTCTTCTATTTTTTTCTTGCGTTCCTCTTCCTGATTCGCAAAATTCTTTTGTTCTTCATTGAATTTTTGCTGTGCCTTTTCCGATGCGGTTGTGCTGTCATGAAAGGCCCACATAGTAGCAACAAGCCCGGCAAGAACCGTAGCTGCCAGTACATACGGGTTAGCTTTCATAACCGTATTCAAAGCCTTTTGTGCTATCATTTGAGCTTTGGTAACCAAGATTGCAAGTTCCATTCTGGCCGTTAATGTATCCTGAGCTATTCGCACAACAATAAGAGCGGTTTTATATGTCCCGTATGTAGCAATCAGTCCTATCAAAATCTTACCAACAGTTTCATAGTTCTCAATAAGACCTTTCAATCCTGAAATACCTGCAGAAGCAATTCCCTGAGTATCTTTCCCAATCTCATTCAACATTGTATCCCAAGCATCTCCAAGGTTACTCAACTGACCTGTAAGAGACTTAGACTGTTCTTGCATCAGGTTATAATAGATTCCTGATTCACTAGTCATATTTTTGAAGGCCTGTTCTACTTCTTTAAATCCTACCTTGCCTTCCTTTACTAAACCGGAAACTTCATCTTTTGTCACACCAAGCACTTTTGCCAGTTCCTCGTAGATGGGAATACCACGTCCTGCAAACTGACGAATATCGACAGCATAGGCCCTTCCTTGTGTCCTTAATGTGCCATAGAGATAGGCTATTTCACTAAGCTGGGAGCCAACACCGGCGGCTACATTACCAAGCATGACAAGTTCATCACCCACATTCTCAGCTGACGAGCCGTAAGCAATCATTTGCTTGGCAGATGATGCCACCCCTTGAAGGTCGAAGGGTGTCTTTGCGGCAATATCCACCAGCTCTGACATCAGTTTATCTGCTTTTTCCTTACTTTTCAGCATGGTTGAAAAAGCAATTTCAAGCTGCTGGAATTGTCCTCGTACATTAACAAGTTCTGTAACAAAGTTTTTCAAGGCAGTTACTCCACCTATTATACCAAGTACTTTGGTTAAGGAAACGGACATCTTTTCATTTGCTTCGACCGTTTCGCCGGCTTCTTCCTTAAAAGCTGCATATTCATCCTTCAGTCTCTTTACTGAAAGACGGGCTTCTGCCTGCTGTTGAGTAAGTCCAAACAAAATATCTTTCTGCTCCCTTAACTTATCGGTTTGAGCTTTTATCTGCTCCGACATACCGCTGGTATTACCACCCGACTTTACAGTTTCTCGGTATTTCTCTTTCAATAAAGTAAGCTCATTTTGTAATTGCCTAATGACACCCCTTTGTGAAGTAATATTTGCAGAGAGGTTGTTTACTGTTTGTGAAGCGCTGTAAATTCCATTTTTGAAATCACGCTCCATTGTAGCTCCAACTTTAGCCGCCTCGGTTACCAGCCCCATCATTTGTTGGCGAGCAGATGCCAATTGGGTTTCCAAAGCCCTTGCCGCTGCCGGAGATTTGTTCACGTCCATCTTTTTGAGTTGGGCTTCCAGCTTTTCACATTCTTGTCTTAGCTTTACGACCTGTTCCCAGTCACTTGATACACGGAATACGAGTGTTGCCATAAATAAAAATCTAAATATTAATGCTTAAAATTATGATATAAGCAAATAGTATTCAGACTTTTTGAAATCAAAAACGAAACAACTTGGCAATTGTCGTGTAATTTAACTTCTATTTTTGAATAATTAGACTCCATCTCGGAATAGAACAAAAAAGGCGCACCATTATGATGCGCCCGATTGTCAATTTGTTCTTTAATTTATATCAGAGCCTCACGGCTGGAATATCAAAACTTGACATTTGCCATTCTTTTAAGTATCTCATTGTATTTTGATTGTATGATAGCTCTTTGCTTTTCTGATGCTGTAATTATCTTTCCTTTATACTTTCGCATTACAGATTCATTTATACCTATTTCCTTTGCAAACTTACTTGCATTAATAAAAGGGAACGCTTCAAAAAATCCACTTAAGTCATACACATACTCCACAGAATAGCCAGCTTTATACCAACTTGGAAATTCACCATGTTTTTCTTTGTAATATTCTGCCTGTTCCTCTAAAACAGAAACAAAGTCCTCTTTCGCTTCTTGTTCTGTAAGCCCAAAGCCATACGCACCGTTTACATCTTCAGAATAGATAGAAATTCCTCCATCATCTGCTTTTTCAATAATAGCCTGAATCTTCTTCATAATCGTGTATTTTAAGTTTTGTCAATTAAATGCACCCACCGAAGTGGGTGCTGTTCTTTTACTTCTTTAACCCCGCCTTTTTCATCATGCTGTCAAGAGTACCTTTAGGTATCTCTTTGGCTGGATGTCTGCCTACAGGGATAAAGTAGTCAAAGTCGGGATGAACATACTTGTGATGTTTCTTTCCCTTTTCGATTGTCCAGCCTGCTGACTCAATCAATTTGTAAAACTCTGAAAACTTCATAAATCAAAGAACTTTTAATTGACAATGCAAAGGTAACATTTTCGTTACTATTAAGCAAGCTTTGTAACGTAAAAAAGTAACGTTTCTGTTGCTTTTTAACATTCTAATAGAGCCATATCTATTTCTTGTTTCTTCTTCTGCGTGAAGCCATATCCTTGCCTTTCACCTTCGTGACTTTTGTCCCGGTTACAGTATGAAGCTTGTCACGCTGCATTAATACTAAATTCCTGTATGGTATCTCATAGACCACTTCCCGGTATGACAGATGCAGATTTTCCATGAACGATGCAATCTGTCCCAAGAGAGTATCATTTCCTACAACCTCGGTTTCGCTGCCAGCAGACTTACGTTCCTCGCCAAGCTGACAGCTTTGAGAAAAACCTTTGAGTCAATCATAGAGAGTGTTTCATCCAATGCGTCCACATTCTCTTCGTATGTTCCTTTTGCCAGTTCTTCGCTCAAGTTTTCGTCACCAGCTATCAGCCAGGAAAGAGCCCTGCTGTAGGCCTCACTTTCTCCCAGGGAGAGAAGAACTTCTTTCAAATTGTCTGCTTCTTGTACACCTGACAAATGGGAGATTGCTCCGGCCAGTTTGTTGATAGTAGGAGGGTAGACCGTGTAGGCTTTCCCAGCGACAAACACCGTTCTGAAATCACTTCCGATAATGGATTCAGTTACTATTTTTGCTCCTTGATTCATTCTGATAAAAGATAAAAATTAAGGGGTGAAGCCATAAAGCCCACCCCTGTTATGGAATTCAATCTCTACCTATTGGATAGGCATTAAGCACCTGCTGTTACTTCAGATGAGTCAAACCAGTATTCCGGTGCAACTTCTGCATTTTGTGGTTCCAGTTCCACCGCACTTACAGGAATACCGACAGCCTTGTCTGTTGTGGCTTCACGTGCACCGATGTCAGCACGGGGAATCACACAATACTGGTCATCGTCAGTCAAAGCGACAAGTAACTTCTCAATGTTTACCTTGCCTCTTGCTCGTTTCCAACCCTTATCAGTGTTAATTACATCACCACCCATGAGGTCTTTCTTGGTCGGATAGTCGTACTCACCAATGGTGAAGTTCACGGTTACATCGCCCATTTCCTTATCACTACGATAAGTCTGACCGGTAAGCTGGTTCTTGTAGTTAGTGCGGCTTGCTTCCGCTTCTTCAAGTGTCCATGTATCCTGATGGATATTCTTCACCTCTTTTAAGGTTTCACCTTGTAAAAGAGTATATAAAGCCTGCCCAGTCAAATCTGCTGTGATAGCATTTGTCTCGCCATACCAAAGTTTCTTGATATTCACAGCTGTGATTTTCTTTGATTCTGCCATATTATTTCACATTTAAAACTTCAAACAAAATTCTTACATTCACATAGTGACACTTTAAGGATGTGTCTTCCTCAATTCCGATTGACTCGATGGAATAATGATAGGTTGTTCCGTCATAGCGTCCGGTCACTCCGTCAAACAATTCTTGCGCCTGTTTCTCCAGCTCGTTCAGACGTATTGTGTTAGCTTCACCTTCTTTCAAGTCAGGAACGCAAAGGTTCACTTCTACGAAAGACTTCTTCCAGTACGTCTCCGGTTGCTGCTTCTTAGAGTGAATGACAATCCTTTCGGACTTCATCGGCCCCGTCAGCTTCTTACCGTGTGGAACGATGTCAATTTCAAAAGGCTGGCAATCACGATAGAGTATGTTCGCTATGTCGGTGGTAACTATCATTTTATTTCCTCCTTTAATCGTTTCTCAGCATATAATGCCCCTCCACTTCTCACTCTGAAACCCTTGCTTTCCACATTGGACGCATAATGATACCCTTGGGGGCTTGCTGCATCATTGTACAATGTCAGACTACAATCGTCCTCAACATTGTGTTTATTTGACCTACGGAGTGTTTTTGTCCTGTCCTGATAAGAGCCATCCTTCACATCGTATTCATCAGCCTCATTGCCAACTTTATCTACGATGTCACGAATTTCACTTATTCCTTGCTCGAAAAAGCTATCCACGTCCGAAAAATCAAATTTTACAGCCATATTTCTGAGTAACCAAAATAGTTAGTATTTTTTACCGTATAAACCTTGCCAGTTCCCCTGGTATTATCGCCATCCATACATCTGACTTCATCGCCAGCCTTCAGGGAGGTTTTCTTTTCACAGACTATGTGATAGTTCGGTCGGTACACCTCGCCGTTCTCCGAAGTAAACTCCTTGGTGGAGTTATCATCACACCGGCACTTACATACGTCCTGCCAGCTTTCTCCACCGGTTCCGGGAATAGGCCGGCCGAACTCGTCTGTTTCCATTGGAGTAGTAACCTTGATTTGTAATATATGTGGCGCGAATATCATAGGAATCTGACTTTAGGTTTATCTGACAGTGTGTCTTCAAGGCCATACTTCTTGCACAAGAATGAGTAGTATTCCTTCAAGCCTTTGGTGTCCCAGGACATAGAGAAACCGTTCTCGCTGATGGAAGTAGCACGAAGTAGAAGAGAGGGGATAAACTTCGCCATAGACACCGAAACAAGTCCGATGTTTGACGGGCCCATCTCATCCTCTCCGCTTACTTCTGAAGACAAACTTATCTCCAAAAGGTCAGCCTCCGACAAGTTGATGCCGAAGGTCTGAAACTTCTGTGATATGTAGTCATTTACTGTCATGCGTTCATGGTTGACAAATCAAAGTTCACAATCAGATTCGGGTTCGTAATCTGAGGAATCCACTCTGCGGTGTATTCCAGATAACGACCGTTCTTGTCCTTGTAACCGGAAATAAGCATATCACCGTCTGCCTGGGTGTAGTTACGTCCCGGTACGCCGTCCACTGCTTCGTATGGAGTGTGGAAACGCATATAACCGACCTTATCCTGCGGAAGCAAGGTGATACGGTCGTCGGCGTAAATCTGCACGTTCTTTCCGGTCTGGTCTTTTACGTAATCTTCCTTGATTTCAATGGCCGGAAGCCCGATGCCAGTGAACACTTGGGAAGCCAGTTGAGATGTAATCAACCCGGTTGAAAGATACATCTCATTTCCTGTAAGCTGCATCTTGAACTTGTCACCAAACTCAGCCGACCCGATGATATTCTTCACGAAAGTTCCTCGTGACATAATCATCTTCTGGAAATTACCGTAGTCCGCTTTCAGTGCATTAATCTGCTGCTGCAAATAGGTGATGAAGTTCGTCTTCGCACCAGTATCAGGCTTGATGAACTTGAACGGCAATTCAATGTTAAGAAGGTCAACGCCTCCGGCATTGTCATCCTTATTCTTGACTGTTGCTTCTCCGGTCATCAGAAGTGAACCTACAATAATATCCATGCGCTTGTGGGCTGCCAAAAGTACCTGACGGTAATCATCATAGATGAAGTTCACGATTTCCTGCATGGCTGCTACCTGGTCGGCAGGTTTAGCTGCATTGAACTTGTCAATCAAGTCCTGAAGTTCGGACAGGCGGTCAATGGAAATCTGGTAAGCATCGCCAAGATAAGCGATTTCACCATATCCTGAGCCGATATTCCGGCGTTCACGGATAGGCTTCTCACCATAACGAGAGTTGATAGAACCGGCCATCACTCCAGTAACCTGACCGATGTAGTCCTTGAATACACGGGTAGTCGTTCTACGGAAATCAAGATACTGCTGCCAGTAGATTGTATCCTTACGAGTCTGAAGGACACGCTGAATAACGGCGTTAACGATGTTGGGGTCGTTAAACAGAGTATGAATAGTTAGCATCATGTTTTACCTCCTTTCTTTATTTGCTTGCAATTACACCTGCTGTTCTCAAAGATGCCAGAAGGGCATTCAATTTTGTATGTGCATCTTCCTGCCCAGTAGCATCATCTACTTTAACACCTTGCTTTACACCTCCGAGAGCAGAAGATGTTGCTGCAGACAAAGTGAATTTGTTGGCTTGGGATGCGATACCATCCAATTTAGCTTTGTCTTCTTTACTCATCAAGCCATCTTGACTGGAAGACGCTTTGGCAACTACAGCCTTTCCACCTTGAGTAACGTCAGGAGCGTTGAACTGGAAATGCGGCATGTTGGCCTTGTCAATGTCAGAGAAAGGCATAACCAATTTGGTAGGCTCAATCTCGAATGCTCGCATCAAAAGAGCAACTAATACAATGCCTTCTTCTACTTGTACTCTTCCGTACAAGGCTGAGTTAGCAATGACTTTCGGAGTTGTGCCGCTTACCGCTGTAGCTTCATAGAGTACAGTACCAGCTTCCAATGTTTCGCCAAAGTCGGCAGACAGCGTCAACTTATCGAAAGCTTTGTCTGATTTGTCAATACTGTTGATGGTAGCTCCATGAGAACCATTACCCAGATGCATACCCACATA